ATGATTTACATATTTATAGCGGTGGCAATAGCACGGGCATTGATGACGTTTAGCTGGTTGCCGAAAATGAAACCTTTCACATGTCAGTCATGCTTGTCATTCTGGACAGCTTTCACGCTTTATCTGGCTATCGACTGGACAATGATTCCGATGGCATTTATCGCGTATCTTATTTCTGACTTAATTTTGATTTATGAATATAAGTAACGCGCTTCTGTATCAACTGGAAAACTTTGGTCGTCACAGATACGCAAATCTTGACGGCACGCTAAAAGATGAACTGGCGATAATTTACAGTGATCTGGGAATGGGTAAATTGAACAAAGCTTGTGGCACATGTGTTCGGGTGGCAATGGACAAAGTAAACGAAAACAGAAAGCAAATGCAAAAGATTCATTTCGTCGGAAAGAAACAACAGACATTCAGTGAATTGAAAGCTGAAGCGAAAGCAAAGGGATTCAAGCTGTCAAGATCGACAAAGCGTGAAGACCTGGAATCGTTCCTGGAATCGAACAGAAATACATAATAAAAGGGAAATTATATTCATGGCAAACAAACACAAAGATATCGACAAAGACGAATTGCTTGAAATGGCTTATCGTTATTGTGATTTTTGTATCGCATCAACAAAAGAAATCGCAACGAATTCTGGCGTCAAACAAGTCAGGGAACGACACATTCCGACGGTATCTTATTTCCTTTTACACTGGCTTCGACGCGAACAGTTTGAATTCTATAAACGGACAAACTGGTATGATGCGATGAAGGATGAAACACATCCATTGTCGAACACTATAAAAGGAATAGACGAACTGTTCAATTCCCTTGCGCGTGATATTGTCGCCAATGAAGGCAAGGGCATCTTCTATGCAAAGAACAAACTGGGCATGCACGATCGCCAGCAACTGGAAACACGTAACGTGGAAAGATTCGATTTCGATGTCAACGATTAAAGGGTATCGACCGCACAGCAAACAACTGGAAATTCACAAGGCAATCAATGAAGGAAAAGAAAAATACTTTGCTTTGAATATTGGTCGTCAGTTCGGTAAAACAATGCTGGGCATCAACCAGCTGTTGTACTGGGCAATCAATGACAAGGGATGCACAATCGCCTGGATCACGCCAGTTTATAAACAAGGAAAGAAGGTCTTTGCTGAAATGGAACGCGCCGTCGCGAAATCTGGTTTGTTTGAATTCAACAAGTCGGACTTGCGGATCACTGGCTGTGGATCTTCGATTGAATTCTTTTCTGGTGAACGTCCAGACAACATTCGCGGAAACACATTCGACTACATGGTCGTCGATGAATTCGCGTTCACACGTCCTGAACTTTGGGACGAAGTTTTATCAGCGACTGTCCTGGTAAAAGGAAAGAAGATAATCTTCATTTCAACACCTAAAGGAAAGAACCATTTTCACCGCGTTTGTCTTCAGCAAAATTATGATGAACGATATCGATACTTTCACTTCACCAGCTTCGACAACCCAATGATCGATCCAAAGGAACTGGACGAAAGGAAGCGATCGTTGCCAGATCATGTGTTCCGTCAAGAATACCTGGCTGAATTCCTGGACAACGCTGGCGGTTTGTTCAAAGGCGTTTCGGATTGTATCGGTGAAGGTGATCGAACACCGCGCATGTACGGCGGTCTGGATATCGGACGCGCTGACGATTACACCGTTCTGACGATCCTGAATGAAAAAGGCCACATGGTTTGTGTTGAACGATGGCGACATGATGACTGGTCAAAGATCATTGACAAGGTCGCTGACTTGATCCGTAAACACAACGCGATCACAACAGTCGAAGTCAACAATCAAGGTGATGTGTTTCATGAAATGCTTCGAAACATGTTGCCGAACAAGATCGTTCCGTTCGTGACCACATCGAAATCAAAGCCAGTGTTGATCGAAGACCTGGCGCTGGCGTTTGAACAGCGAACGATCCGCGTCAAAGATATCAAATGGTTGCTTGATGAACTCGATTCATTTACCTATATTTACAATCCAAACACCAGGAACGTTCAATATAGCGCGCCCGTTGGTCTTCATGATGACGGCGTGATGTCTTTGGCGCTGGCCTGGAATTCACTGAAGAATAACAAATCGAAGGGACGTTATAACACATTAAGAATATGAAAGTAAAATTGCCAGCTTCAATACATGAATGCAAACCAGATCAACTGGTCAAGTGGATCATGTTGGCTGAAGTAATCAAAGAACGCCAGGATGAAGGATTGTTTCAGATGCTGGACTTTCAATGCCAGGTGATTTCAATCTTTTCTGGTTTGAAGGTCAACAAGGTCAAACAGATGGCCATTGAAGACGTTCATCGTTTGTCCAGTCACCTGACCAGGATGTTATCTGGTTATGTTTATTCCGAACCAATTGGTGAAGTTACTGTTGACGGAAAGCGATATGTATTTGAAAAGGATTTCAGATTGATAAGCACTGGACAGATCATTGACCTGAAGTTGATCGAAGACATCGCGTCAGATCCAGTTCAAGCGCTGGCGATTTGCTATATTGAAGAAGGCATGGAATATTGCGAAGAAGATGATCGCGGTCGCGTATTGAATCCGAATGAAAAGCGTTACGCTATATTCAAGGAACAATTCGACGGCGCTGAATTCATGAATTTCTTCAGTTTTTTTTTGCGCGAATCCGAGAAGCGGAAAGACGCTATTCTGGCGATCCAGACGATTCGGATGATGATGAATCAATCGACGACGATAAACAACATAAAGACCAGGAATGGTTTGTCTGGACAAGAATCATTCAACGACTCGCACAAGAAACTTCAACAACTATTGACGCAATCACTAAACAACCGTATGTGAAGACGTTGTTCTGGATGAATTACATAAAGCTAAAGGACGAACAAGAAAACATATTAATGAAACAACAAACTTCACGTCATGGCTGACTTCGACTTTCTTGAAGAATTCGGCGTTTCGGTTAGTGAAGCGGATAAGCCAGAAAGCGTTTACGAAAAGTTCATTCTGACCGTCGGCAACAAAGTAACCGCTGATCTTCGCGAATATATAATAAAGAACGCTTCGAATACTGGTGCGCTTGCACAGTCAGTCGTTTACTTTCCGTCTGGCGCTTTATCGTTTGACATTCAAGCTGATTCATACTATAAATTTGTTGATGAAGGCGTGAACGGTCTGGCGATGAATCATGCCAGTCAGTTTTCGTTTAGATATCCTGGCGTATCATATAACATGGCAAAGGCGATTCAAGAATGGAAAGGCCTGGACATGTCACACGCATTTGCAATCGCGACCAATATAAAACAGCGCGGTTTGAGACCAAAGAACATCACAGAAAATGTTATCACTGACGATTTGTTAAACATGATAGCAAATGATTTGGCTGAAGTTACTGGCTTGACGTTTGAAATAAAATTTGAAAAGGCGACAAAACAATGGCAATAACAATAACACAAGAACCGCAATATTTTCAACCTGGTTGCAATCCTTACATTTGGACGTTTTCAAGCGATCAAACTTTTCAACCGAATTTCAGTTTCATCGTTGAACTGTATGTCGGCGGTTCGCTGGTATCAACACACCAGGTCTTCAATGAATCTGGCGATTTTGGAAAGTTCGACGCCAGTGGTGACATTCGATGCTTGCTTACCAGTGAAATGATTACAACTGGATCATTGCTTACGTTTTACGATTCGGCCGTCAACACAGCATCGATTCGCGTTTACGAAAAATTCGGAACACCGCCAGTGTTGTCTTCAACTTATGCGCAATCGTCAAACAGTCGCGCCTGGAATGCTTCGCTTCGACACACTGATTTCGTTGACTTTGATCACCTGGATTACATGGTTTCAAGAACGAACCCAAATTCTGGGAATATTTTGTTCCTTACTGACTTTCCAAGGGACAGAAAGTATTTTGTCGGCTTGTTTGAAAGCGCATTTGTTACGTTCATAAACAGATCAAAGCCGAATGTTGAATTCATTCTTCAGCTTTACGATATCACTGGCGCAACGGTTGCAACTTACCAGGACACAATTACAGTCGGCGATCTTAATGTCATTGACTGTTCACCGCAAAACCTAATCACAAACACAACTTTGACATTGCTTGACTTTATGTCATGCGCGTATTTCACTGTTCAGGTTCAAGGTCTGGGCGTCGGAATTTATTCAGGGTTCACAGAAACGTTTACTTTCTGGATGGACACTGAATGCCACAGATACGAAACGAATCGTCTTCACTGGCTTAATAAATTGGGTGGATGGGATTCATTTACGTTCACACTGGTATCGACAAACTCGACCAAAGTCAAAACGTCGGAATATCAAAGGGAACGCGGTCAATGGAATTCAGACGGAACAAACTGGATTTATAACAGATATCACGGTGAACAGATGGCTTTCAACAAATCAGCGACTGACATGACGATATTGAATTCAGATTACATTCATGAAAGCGTTCAACAATGGCTGGCGCGTGATCTTTATGAATCGCCGAAAGTTTACCTGGAAAGGGCCGTCGGACAATATGAACCAGTCAAGGTAATGAATGAAAATTACAATTTGCAACAAAGAAGGGTTGACGGTTTGATCCGTGAAGTCGTTACTTTGGAAAGAACATACACATACAATTCTCAATTGACTTAATGGCCGGCGAACTTTACATAAACGATCGGCTTATCGACATTGATCAAACGTTGCCATTTCCGCTGACGTTCAACATTTCGGACATTCGCGATGTGTCGGCGCGCAAAGGAAACAAGTCGAAGACAATCACAATTCCAGGAACGAACAACAACAGCGCGTTGTTCAGGTCCATTTTTTTACTGACTTACACTGACGAATCGACATCAACGAATTCAGCGTTCCTGGACTTTGATCCCAGCATCAAGGCAACGGCTCGATATTATAATGACGGAATTCTTGAATTCAACGGGATCGCACAACTTCAGGAATGCAAAATGATTGATGGCGTCTGGTCATTTGATGTGACGCTGGTTTCAGACACAATCGATTACATTTCCAGAATGAACAAGGTCAAGATCAATGAACTTGACTTCAGTGAATATCAGCACGCGCTTACCAAAGACAACCAGTTTGAAACATGGTCTGGATTGAATAAAGTCAACGGCGTTTCAACGTCGATCAAATCTGGAACGGACTGGACTGGTTTGGGTTATTATTACGGGTTGATTGAATATGGCTATCCAAAAACAGCGACGAACAAATTTGACTGTGATCAAATACCGCCTTTGCTTTTTATTTACGGTATATTAAAAAAGCTTTTCGATTACGCTGGCATCACCTGGAATTCACAGTTCCTGGAAAGTCAAAGATTCAAGAAACTTTTGATGGCTTATTACGGTGGCAACTTTCCGACCATAACGCCAGCGCAACAATTGAATGATTCTGTCAAAGCATCTGAAATAAACAACGCGAATGGATTCATCATAAATGGATCAACGCAACAAATTGGTTATTCTGGTTTTGTATCTTTTCCAGATGTGAACTTGTCTGACCTTATTGATGTGAATATTCTGGCTGATCCGCTGTCACAAGCAACGTCAAGCGTTCCATTTGAAGTGACAGCTGGGACAACGGGAATGTACACGTTTGAATATTTTGGTGATCACAACCTGAATGTTTTGTTTAATGCGACGACTGTAAACTATTTCAATATTCGTTTGAATGTTACTATTATAAAGAATGGGACGATCCTGGTTTCGGATCAAGTTTATCAACAAGCTGTTGAATTCGTTACTGGTAATTATTCGCAAAACTTTTCTTTCAACTATTCACGCCAGGTGAATTGTGCAATCAATGACCAGATAAAATTTGGGATAACTTTAGTTATCGAAACAGCGCAATCGATAGGCGTAAACGATCTGACCAGGACGGTTGAATTGACTTCGACTGGCGCTTATGCTAATTTCATGAAAACTGTTCAGGAACTTGTGCCAGGTGGCACGGTTGCCGTTGGTTCATTTTTGCCCGACATGACTGGTGATGTTTTCTTCAAAGGCCTGGTCACAATGTTC